TGATCTTGTCAAATGCTGTTCTTAATGGATCGCCTGTGCCGTCATTTGCACTTGATCCGATGTTGATTGGTTGTCTAGCCATGTTTTATAATTCCTTTTGTTACGGGTATTTATTGTTTATTCTATAAACCTAATGTAATTATTATATGTCTATTGCTATACGTTGGAATTTGAATACAATGCTATTGTCGGTAATGTTCGTGACCTTAAGTTGTACATTGTCACCACTTATTCCAACTGTGTAGGTCCCTAGACCACTTGTGTAGTCACTGACTGACCCAAACGTTGATAGGTATGCTGTTGTGCCGTCGTGTATCACGTTGGCTTCTAGCAATTCAAATCTGCTGTTTGTGGCGTCTGTGGCAGATATAAAGTATTTTGCACTTCTGTAGACTGTTTTATCGAACGTGTTAAGCACACTGGTTGCCGAGCTGGAGATAGTTGTGGTGGCGTCTGCCAAATCTGAATGACTCAATGACACACCCGCCGTTGCAAATGATAGCACTCCAAGTCCGTTCGTGGTTAAAAACTTGCCCGCAGTATCGTCCGAGGTTGGAAAAGTGAAACCACTTATCCTCACACCACCTGATCCGCTACCGCTCAACTCTAGGGTAGAATTTGATGCATTGGTCGATATTGTGTTGTCTGATATGGTTATCCCGTCAATGGTTAAACTTTCCGTTGTGCTCAATGTAGTGAACGTTCCCGCCGCCGGTGTTGATCCACCTATCACTGTGTTGTTGATGGTGCCACCAATTATGTCTGGGGCAGTCATAATGACTTTTCCACTTCCATTGGCCGATATCTCTAGATTGGCGTTGGAGGCGTTTGTTGTAATCGTGTTGTCTTTGATTTTGACAGCGTCAACGTCTAGTTGACCTGTGATTGTTTCTGTACCTGTCACGGCAACATTTCCAACTGTAGTGACGGCCGCCGTTACAAGTCCTGGGATAATTTCAACTATGCCTGAACCACTACCACCAGATAATTGCAAGTTAGAGTTTGATACTGTTGTTTTGATTGTGTTGTCGGTGATGTTGATGTTTGAATCAACAGTCAAGTTTGACATCTTAACAATACCTGTTCCACCTGGAGTCAAATTTATATCTGCGTTTGAACTGGAACTGATTGTGTTATCATTCAGTATCAGATTATCAATGGTGATCCCTCCTCCGCCGAACGTTGTAGCACCCGTCACAGTCAATGCTCCCAATGTGGATAATCCACTGACGTCCAAAGTACCAGTTGTGGTCAAATTCTCATTGCCGAAATCGATCTCACCCGACGAATCTGTTATTGATGCACCTGCCAACGTAAGAGTTCCAGATGTAACAGAGCCTGTCGTAGACAAGTTCTCGTTGCCAAAACTTATTGCTCCACTTGAGTCAGTGATTGATCCATTCCCCAGTGTAAGGTTGCCAATAGTTGATCCTGTGCCACTGTTGATTGTTCCTGTAGACGTTAGATTCTCATTGCCAAAACTTATGGCACCTGATGAATCTGTTATAGAACCACTTGCAAGTGTGACATTGCCAACATCCAGTGTACCTGTCGTAGACAAGTTCTCGTTGCCAAAACTTATTGCTCCACTTGAGTCTGTTATTGATCCATTTCCCAGTGTAAGGTTACCAATAGTTGATCCTGTGCCACTGTTGATTGTGCCCGTTGATGTTAGGTTTTCATTTCCAAAACTTATGGCACCTGACGAATCCACAATGGAGCCACTTGACATGGTTACGTTACCAACGGCCAGTGTACCTGTCGTGGACAAGTTTTCGTTTCCAAAACTTATTGCTCCACTTGAGTCTGTTATTGATCCATTTGACAGTGTTAGATTGCCTATCGTGGATCCTGTTGCTCCTGCTATGGTACCTGTAGTGCTTAGATTCTCATCGTTGAAAGTTATGGCACCAGATGAATCTGTTATTGACCCATTGGCCAGTGTTAGATTGCCCAGGGTTGAACCTGTGGCCGCCGTTATTGTGCCCGTGGTTGTTAGGTTCTCGTTGCCGAAAGTTATGGCACCACTAGAGTCTGTAATAGATCCGTCTGCAAGTGTTAGGTTACCGATAGTGGTTCCTGAACCTGCTGAAATGGCCCCTGAAAATGTTGTTGTACCAGATACTGACAGTGTTCCGTCCACTACAAGTCCTTCGTTTATGTTGATAGTAGCCGAGTCTGATGAACTAAACGTCGTTCCTGATATTGATATGGCACCAAACACCACCGAACCTGTCCCGCTAGGTAGCAGGTTGATGTCCTCGTTTGATCTTGTGCCCTCGATGTTGTTATCGTTGATCATGATGGCAGGGAATAAAACTGCACCAGTGCCCGCTGGTTTGAAAACAATGTCATCATTCGACCTCACGGCAGTTATTTCGTTACCGGCGAATGTCAGTGTATCCGTGCTTATACCAGGAGCACTATACAAGTCAGTGAAATTTTCATTCACTTTTTGCATCGCGGCACGTAGATTATCTCCTGTTCCGTCGTTTGCGTTTGTTCCTATGTTTAGTGTCTGTTTTGCCATGTTTATATGTTGATAACCCTTCTAACTACTTTGACCACGTGATCGTTAGTGTTATTTATTGTGCCTCTGAGTCGTAAATTGCCGCTGTCAATATCTGCTGTCATGGTGATCAACCCAGTTGACGTGCCTATTGCTCCGAATATGCTTATGTAGGCTGTGGAACCATCGTGCATCACATTGGCCTCAAAGGATTCAAAGTTTCCACCTGCCGCATCCACCACTTGCACATTATATTTGGCAGATCTGAACGCTGTTGCACTCACTGAATCAATTGTTGCCGTGGCAGAGGACGTGCCCGGACCCCTTGTTAAGTTTACCCTGTATGCGTTTACTTTTGTAGAACCACCCGATGTTGAAGTCGCCGACAGTGTCGTGGTGCTACCTGCATGGCCGACTGATAATATGATCTGATCTGTGCCTTTCGTTGACGTGAGTCCGTACTGTTGCACGAATGCGTTTGTGCCATCACTGACCACCGCCGCCTCACAGATCGCTGAGTGACCTTCTGAAGCATTGTGGGAAACTATCACGTAGTGTGCCGCTTGGTATGTGCCAGTGCTGAAAGTGTCCAGAGTCGTTGTCGAACTGGAAACTGTGACATCTCCTATCACGTTGATGTTTGTTGAACTCCTGTCTGCCTCGTTGTCCGCCAGTATGATCCTGTATGCGTGTACTCTTAGGTTCGGTTCAAGACCGGCCGCCTTGACCTCAACGTTACTACCGTTTATGGCCGCAGTCAAGGTCACAAGGTCGTTGTTGCCTGTGTTAACTATGTTGTATGTTGATATGAAAGCAGTTGTTCCGTTGTGTACCACGTTACACTCTATGTTACTCAATTCTGTTTTGGATGCGTTGTTCACAGAGATGTAATACTTGGCTCCCCTGAATGATCCGTGTGCCCATGAGTCAATCACTTCACTTGCACTGTCCACGTCTGTGTTGATCACGACGGCCGCCTCGTCCTCACCGGAATATCCTGTGGAGTCATCATCACCCAGTCCTATCCTGTAGAATGCAACTGAGTTCTCTGGGGAACTACCTGTGCCTAGCAATCTCACAGACCCACTTGAAATGTCAGCGGTTGACGTGACATGATTGTTTGTCCCTGTCTTTGCATTTATGGTGCTTGTGATGAAAGCATTTGAGTTGTTATGCACCACGGAGTGTTTGGTGACTTCGAATTCATCGCTGGCATCATCTCTGTTGACTGCCAGGTACCATGCACTGTCAAATTGTGAGGTCGCAAAACTGTTCTGCACTGCGGTGCCAGATTCTATCCTGTTGTGCGTTCCAACAGCAGTGACATGATCTATTTCCGTAAGCTCTGTGAATGAAATTGTTTTAGAAGCGTCTTGAATGCTAGACACACCGAACAAGATAGGAGAAGTCACCCATGCTAACTGACCGCTTCCGTCTGTCTGGATAAGTTGTCCTGTGTTTCCATCTGAGTTGGGCAGATTTAGGACGCCGTTGATGTTCACATACCCTGATCCATTGGCGGCAAATTCGAGGTCGTCATTTGATCTATGTGCAGTGATAGTATTATCTGTGATCCTGACACCGGCCGCATCGAACGAAGTATTCGTAAATGATGGAAATGAAGTGAACGTTCCCGCCGCTGGGGTAGTTGCGCCTATCACGATATTGTCTATCGTGGTGTTAGTTATTTCGACTTTGTCAACAACAGGGTTTCCGCTTCCATTGCCTGATAGCTCAAGGTTTGAGTTGGACTCGTCTGTTGATATCTTGTTGTCTTTAATTTGTATTCCTTCAACGTCAATTTGTCCGGTTATTGTTTTGGCACCTGTGATACCAACGTTGCCTGTTGTGGTTACGGCGGCTGTGGTAAGTCCAGTTATGATCTCCACATTTCCGGAACCATTCCCATTCAACACAAGATTATCATTGGACCTTGTGACCTTGATCACGTTGTCTTTTAGGTCAATGCTGGAGTCTATGGTAAGATTACTCACGTTGACGATCCCTGTTCCACCAGGAGTCAGCACTAGATCCGCGTTTGAACTGGTTGAAATTATATTGTCATTGAATGTGAGGTTGTCTACTGTTGTAGAGGCCGCGAAAGATGTCACCCCGGACACTGTTGCCATACTGCCGAGTGTGGTCAATCCACTGACATCCAATGTTCCTGTTGTGGTTAGATTGTCATTGCCGAAACTGATGGCACCTGTTGTGTCCGTGATAGAACCACTGCCGGCAGACAGTGAGCTACCGATTGCCATGCTTGAGGCCGATGTTGTCAGGTTCTCATTGCCGAAACTTATGGTACCAGACGAATCCGTTATTGATCCATTGGCCAGCGTTAGGTTACCTATAGTGGAACCTGTTGCTCTTACTATTGTGCCTGTCGTGGTTACATTTTCATTGCCAAAACTTATGGCACCTGCTGAATCCGTTATTGATCCA